AGTCTTAGCCATTACATCACCCGTAGATCAAGACTACAGAAGCGGTGTTAGTGATGGTTCCGTGAAGATTTCCGGTTTTAATCAAAATGCCTTCACCCGGCATTGGGATCATTACATATCCAGTATCCGCAAGGGCCGGTGTATTGACGGTAATAACAATACTGCCGCCTGAACCGCCCTCACGAACTACTACAGAACCGGCGGTGGCGCCGCAAACTGCATAGATTGTCTTAATACGAGAACGAGGAATGACGTTATCGTTCTGATCTTTAAAGTCACCTGTGGACGCTAACGGTTTAGTCGCTAGTACGTCATATTGCATTGATGCCATTTTGGTTCTCCATATCTGTGGTTTCTAACTTAGCAAGTTTGGCTTTTAATTCCAAAATTTGCTTTGTTTGAGCAGCCACTAGGCCCATAACATGATCTCGTTGGGATTCCAGAAGTTCAAGCATTGCCTGAACCTCTGGGTCTTTATGAGTCAGCATTAGGTTTGAGTACCAACAACAACCCAAGTTGGGCTGGTGATAGCACCGGTGTTGATATACAACTTACCAGCGGTTGAATCAACATACAGAGAACCCGTACCAGCAAAGTTGTCACCTGTGGTACCGTTAACTGGAGCACCTGCGTCAACCATGACTACAACGTCATCCTCCATACGGATATTGGCTTTTTGGTAAGGTTTAACGCCAGAAGGTCCACCACCATCAGCAACAGGATCTTGCATCTTTAGGTCAAGACCGTATTCAAAACCTGAACCACCGGTAGTTTGAGCCATCGCAACACCAAAAGCGCAACGAGCGGTAGTTAAACCAGAATCGCCATCCATGAATGCCATAACAGCGGCATCACCAGACAAAGTGTTGGTATTAATAGTGCCCATTACACCAGCCATTAGGCCGTTGTTAGCATATGTACCAATAACTGCGAACTCACCCACAGTACCAGCCATGTGATTAAAAGTAGTGGAGGGGGCAACAGAAAAAGGAGCGCCGCACTGGACACGCCCAAATACAGAGAAAGCCTCACCGGGAGTTAAATAAGAACTGGAACCAAATCCAGTGGTTGGCATAACCCGAGCATAAAAGCCCGAAGCGGCAGTGCCTTCATCAACTGGAATTACAGTACCAGTATTAATAGTGGTGGGAGTTAAGGGCTGTTGTGCGCTTGCATCTCCGCCTTGATAACCAGCCCGAACTGGGCCTGAAAAAGTAGTACGTGCCATGATAGACCTTTCGTGTTGTAGCACATCCCGGCGCAGTCTCTACAAAGTCTGCTAGGTCAGTCTGTGCCGGTAAAAATTCCTAGTACCTAAATATTAAACCGTTTAAACAAAAAAAGGGGGGTTTTACGCCCCCTTTTTTATTAAGTCGCTCCGGGCGAACCGAAGATACCTAGCGGATCAGACCAGCCGAACGAATAACGCTCACGGGCCTTGTAACGAACGTTACCTGTGTCAAAGTCCCCGTCCATCGATGTAGACATCGGCATACGAACGAAGTGCTTCAGACCGTTAGGAACGTCTGTCGTCAGGAACCATGCGTTGCTGTCCGTCAAGAAGTGGTTAACGGCATATCCCTCAGGGATAGAACCGTTGTTCTTCAGGGCGTTGATGTCGTTATCAGCCGTTGCGACACGAAGTTCGGTCTCAAGCAGGCGGGTTGCAACGAACATCAGTGCGGGAGGAACAATCAACTTACGTGGCTTTGCGGCAATCAGCAGTCCACGCTCATCCGTCCAAGCAGCGATCTGAATGACAGCCGCCTCAAGGGAGGTCTCATTCAAGTCAGCAGGGGTGGAAGGCTCGTTGCTGTTAACGCCACCAGACACGAGAGGATGCAGGGTCGAGAACAACTCAACACCGTCACCACCAGCGTAGGACGAGTTGAAGCCGTTATTCAGGACGTTTGCAGCCTTAACTTGCTTGGTGTAAGCCATAGCACGAGCCAAAGCCTTGGTGTACCGAGCGCTGAGAGAGTCATAGAGGTTGTCCTCAATTGCCTCTTCAGTCAGGGAAAACCCTAATGCAATGGTTTCATGCTGATAGCGAGCAGTCCATGCTTCCTGAGCGTTGTCATAAGCGATGGCAGAGCCTTCGTTTTTGACCGGCGCAGCGGAGAAGCCAGACAGTTTTGTTTCCTCTTCAAACGAACGCTCAGAGGTCTCGGTGTCGAAAATCTCTTTATGCTCTTCGCCGTATTTGTTGTACTCAAGACCAAATAGGGCGTTAAGTCCGGGGAGAAGTTCTTTTAGTAGTTGGGCACGAGAGATAGCCATTTTTTAAGCCCTTCCTTCAGCGTTTTCATACAGGGAGATGCCGAAATTGAATCGGACAATAACCTCTGTGTAGGAACCGGCATAACCGGCGATAGCGGTCTCAGGAACTACGTCAACTACACGAATTGGCAGAGTTGAGTCTGTGTCAGTCGTGTTGAGGACAGCGTTCTGAGAGTTTCCATTGGTTACCGATCCGGCGTTTTGAACCAAAGACGTGTTCTTTCCAACAGCGGCTCGGGTCAAGAAACCAATCGTGGTATTTTGTCCAGAAACGACAGCGACCTTGTATAACTGGTCAGGATCGTCCTGCACGTATGCTTGAATACCAGCAACGTTGATCGCACCGGGGTAAAACTGTTTAAACACCGGCTGAGACGTGTTGGGATCGACATAGGTACATCCAAGGAAAATACCAATTGTGGTGGCAGTAGCCGTGGTCGTGACCTTTGTCGCATTGCCGTTTGTGTTCAACGTTACTACGTCGCCAAAGAAAATGGCGGTAGTTTCGTTTTGCCCAATCGGAATCAGACGGGTCTGACCTGCGTATACCTGACCACCCAGCAGGTTCACGGGAACCATGCCATAGGGGGCTGATACAGTAGGATAAGCCATTTGAAACTCCTTTTAGTCCCGTCTACCTCTGGTTGTGGTCGATTTACGCTCACTAAACAGGGGCATACGAGGATCGTTTTCTTTCATAAGATTAGCGTCTACAGCCGCCGTCTGAGCCTCGGTTTGCTTACGGAACCAATCGTCCCGTTGTTGAACCATATCAGTCGGAGTCTTGGAGAGCACCAATCCACCAATTTCGACAAGCCCAGAGGTCTTGCCGGAGTGCTGGAGTTCGGGGTGGTCTTCTCGTTTGATAGGAACCCATCCCTCTTCCTGCTTTGCAACCATGTTTCGGTCATCCACTTGACCCAGAATTGACTTCCGAATCCAACGGTAAGACATCCCTTCCTCCCGGTTAGGGTTTGGAAGCAACGAAGGAGGTGACCAAGTCTTCTTTCGTTCTGTATTTGAGCGTGTTTCTAAATCACGTGGGGTACGATCAGCCATTGTTTATCTCCTTTGCGACCTGTTCGGCGTATTTCTCTAGAGGAACCCCAAGACGCTTTGCAATTGCGACTTGAGTCTTTGTCAGGGTGATCTTTTTAGATCCCGATGCGCTTCTAGAGGCAGGAGCAACAACGTTGGAGGCAGGTTTATTTACCCTGAATTTATGCGGGAAGTTATCCCGAATGCGAGCATCTACTTGCTCGAAGTATGCGTCTGATCCTGCGACGTATCCTGACTTGACGAGTTCATCATGGATACCAAAGGCAGCACCTCTCATTACCGGGTCGTTCTCAAACCATTCGTTTTGAGAAACCCACTGACGGGTGCGATCATCAGGGACAACCCTCGGTATTTGCTGTTCTACCTCATATTTTGGAGTTTGTAAAGGGGCTGGGCGATAATTTTCTACCTCCCGCTTTTCTACAACGATTTCAGACATTTTCCTTTGGGCGGCGACCAACTTCTCTGAGTCCCCTGCCTCATAGGCTTCTTTGTATTCCCGCTCGGCTTGGGAGAGCATGGCCTCGTTTTTGGCCTTGCTGGTCTCCACTATGTACTGTTCGCCACGGGCAAGCCTTTCTTGTAACTCTTGATTCTTTTGGGCTATGGACTTTGCGTAGGCGATAGCCTCTTGCTGTTCCCGCAAAGCCTGATCCTTGATCCGACGCTCGTCGTGGTAAGCACGGCGCAGATCCTTAATCCTCTTTTGGACGTTTTCCGAATACTGGGAAATTTCGTCATCGGAGACATCGACCTCACCCTTAGGGGTTTTCCCTCGGTCTTCTGCTGGGGTGTCGTCAATAATCTCAATCTCTGGTGCTTCTACTTCTATTTCCATCTGCTGTTGTTCTTCAGCCATTTCTTACTCCTTAAATGCGGGTAACTACCCGTGGATCGGCAACGACGGCCTCAACTGTGTCGTCATTGATTAGGCGGAACTCTTGCTCTCCCTCGGGGGTTGAGACCTTAAAACGGGTTCCGGAATATGCCCTCATCATGATGAAGTCCCCCTCTTGGCACCAAGGCCCGTCTGGGAATTTGTCTTCATCTTTAAAGGCGAGCGACCCCATCTTTACTACCAAACCCACGATGGAAGCCGTTTCCTCCTTCTTTCTTGAGTCCTCTGGCAGGACAATCTGAGTTCCTTTGAAAGTCTCGTCCCTTTTGGGGATGGCAATCAATATTTTGTAGCCCTTTGGTTCAGGCAGTTTAAACGCTTCAGTCATCTGGCAAATCCTCTATTAGTCTTACGACTCTTTGTAGTCCACGTATCTCCCCTACCGTCTCCTTGTAGGTAAGGAAGTCCTCAACAGGGTTGAAGGCCAACCGCTCCTTCAACGCCTCTTGTTCTTTCTTAATTTCACTGACCAGATATTCTCTTAGCCCCAATTCTTTCTCCTATTTTTGCGCCTTCAATCTCTTCTTTTATTGAGGTCTCTGCTGCCTTGGCTCCAATCTGGGCACCGGCAATCTGTTCTTGAGATTCAATACGCATACGCTCCCGTTCGTCCCGAAGCATGATGTCTCTTTCTTTGAGTTCGGAATCCACCCGATCCTTGATTGCTTTCCTTTGGGCATCGGCTTCCTTGATGGCGAGTTCTTTTTGCTGCATCTGCACAACCGGATCTTCTTGGAGTGCCTGATTCTGTTGCATTTGGGTTTCTGCCTGATCCTTTTGGAGCAGTTTGTCGCTTGCCGCCGCAACCGCACGGGAGAGTTCGACCTCGATGTCCTCTGGAAGGTGCTCGTCTTCTGGGGGAAGGGGAACACCAAGCATTTTTTCAATTTCGATCCGGTATTGGAAGGCAACGTGCTCGGCAATGTGAGCCATTAAGGCTCCCTGCATTGCGCCAGCATTGGGACTTTGACCAATAATCTTTTGCAATTTGGGGTCTTGGGCAAGGTTTGTGTGAACCTTAATATGTGCCTCATGATCCTGATAAAGGAAGGCTTTTACAGGCTTTCCGGTCATGATTCCCATGTTTTCTGAGATTGGATCTTCGGGTTTTTGGTCTTCCTCAATCGGGATAATCTTCTGGGCGTTCTTAATTCCCAAGACTTCCAACATTTGCCGGTGGAGTTGGGGCAGATCGTAGATATTCGGAGCCGAGGAGGCCAATTGCAGGGCGGCTTGGTACTGGACAACCCTCTGAGCCATCGTCGAGGCATTCGGATCGGACACGGGGATGATCTCCACCATGTCGTAGTCCGACTGCTTTGCCCGTTGCGGGGCGTTTTCTACCTCGTAATCATAGATTTCCGGGGTGTAATCCTTAACGATCCCTGCGATGAGTTTAAACTCGTGCTTCATTGCCGAGTGAACCCGAGCCTGAACAGCGCTCATGACCTTCAAAGTCCGCTCAAGGATTGCAAGAGTCGTGCCAACCGGGGCTTGGTTGGACATATCCCCAACCTTTAGGTCTGCCACGGAGGCAAACTTGCGCCCTTCGGTCACGATTGTGTTCAATAACTCGTACAGGGTACGGCTAGGCTCCTTATAGGGGAGAGGGACAATCGAATCTTTGATTGTCATGCCCGTTACATCGACATCTCGCCATTCGCCCGGGGCGATTGGGGTGTCGTCTCCCTTTACACGTAGGTCTTTGGACTTAAACCCTCCGGGGAGGTTTGAAAGAGTGCCTGCGTCAACGAGTTGTCGAAGGATAGATGTCGCACTTTTGGCAAAACCGCCGACTAAGTGGATAAGTCCAAAGCCATAGAACCCAAATCCGGGGATGTAGACATAGTGCGTGAAGTGCATCCGCTTCTCACGCAGGGGGTCATCCTCCAGATAATTCCTTCGGATCGCCAAAATCTCGCCCGAAGAGTCCATTGTAATCACATAAGGTAGCGCAATCTCGTTGGGGTCTTCATATCCCGGTAGATCGTAGTCAAGATGCACCTCATAAATCAGGTAGCGGTCATCATCGATGACGTTTACACCGATTTCCTCGTCCTTTTTCTTCTCAATTTCGGTAGTATTTCTATCTGGTGCCGGTAATTCGATGTCCCGGTAGAACCCAGCAACCTGAAGTTTTCTCAACTGGTTAGGGTTTTTACGCATACGATGCGTAATTCGGGGGGTAGAGAATAAATCAGACGCTCCATAAGGGACAATTACGTCCTCTGCCGGTATAAACACCGCAACCTGACGGCCCATCGTGGGGTCAAAGTAGACCTTTTTGAAGGCAGAACCTGAGATTGGCAGGTTCCAAAGCATTCTTTCGTGCTCGCTTCTGTACTCAACCATCTTTTCGGTGAGTTCATAGTTCATATCATCCTG